GAAGTGGGATGCACCAGGTTAATGGAAGCAGTAGAATATCTTCCAACAGGTAAAATAGCAGATTGGTGTCAAGGCTTCTTGGAAGTAACTTTTAAAATAGATGGCGACAAGGTTTTGTTCTTTGCACAACCACACGCAATAATAGATTATAAATGTGTTTATAATGGTGTTTTATATGGAGAATAAGGAAGAAGAAGTTTTTGATATGACTGATGGAGAGATTTTAGAGGAACTAAAATTCTTTGTCTATTTTCTTTTTGAATTAGAAGAGAAATCACTACTTTTATTCCCAAGTTATAAGACCTTAACACAGGCACGATTAATTAAAATGATAGATACCAGGTTAGATTTTTTAGATTATGAACAAGACGAAGAGTGAGATATTAGTAGAAAGATTAAAAGAATTATACAAAGAAATAGAAATAGTACGAAGAGAATTAATAAATGAAACCAATAAACAAAAACTAAAAGAAAAACAAAATGAAAAGTATCGAAGAAATTAATCATTTAGAAAATTGCGAATGTACAGAAGTATGTACTAATTGCAGCGTAAAACACCAATTTAAACCTGTTGAATTAACTGGTAATCAAATTGCTGATATTATTACAAAGCCTAAATACTACAAAGTTGAGATTAAAGGAGTTCCTGTGGATGTGATTGATATTGCAAATGCTTATAATTTATCCTTTATGAAAGGTAATGCTATTAAATATATTTTAAGAGCAGGTAAGAAGGATTTATTGGTCCAGGACTTAAAAAAAGCTATTGAATGCCTACAAAGGGAGATAGAGTATGAAAGCGGTAAGTAGGAATATTACTTTATTTTGGTTAAATTTGCGAAAGGAACTTAATGTTAGTTTAGATTATGGCAAAGAAATCAAAAGAAATAAGCGAAGACTTAAATATAGAAGTAATACAAGAAATAGAGCAGGTAAACCCTTTGACTATTTCCGAGTGCTGTAAAGCTGAATACATATCTTCAGGTAGTAAAGTATATTGCTCAAAATGTAAGGCTGACTGCCGTTTAGAAAGACAAAAGAAACTAATTAAATTATGGAGTCCAAAAGCGTAATAATTCTATTGGTAGTAATTTTACTATCTTCTTCTTGTAAGTCTAAAAAGCTGGTAGAAACTACAAAAGTGGATTCTGTTATAACTATCGTTCAAAAAGTCGAATTAGCTACCGATTCAAGTGATATTGAAACTACCGAAGAAATAGCTTATGTATTTGATACATTGGTAAACCATCAGGTTACACCTTTAGAAGCTATTAGAGGCGATTACAAGTACAAACTAAAGGCAATCCATATAAAGAGGCATATCAAGGAGCGTAAACGCTTACAAAGCCTTAAAATCGATAAGAAAGAAAACAAGGCTATAAAGGTGGATAAAACCACCATTCAAGAAGAGAAGCCAAAAGGAAATAACACTTTACTCTTAATATTAGGTATTGGAGTGGTTGTTTACCTTATCCTAAAAAAACTTTAAAATTATTCTCTTTGATTATCAGCGAGTTATGATTTATTTATGGCTTTATGTAAAATAATGCTTGTATTTATAATCTTAATTAAGATATTTGTTAAACCAAAACAAAAGCAATGATAAACTATCCACAAGAGCAATCGTTTGAGCAAGGCTTAAAAGATGCAATTAACAAGCTAACTAATCAGCTACCAAGTGTACAGAAAGACCCTTACAAGTCAAGACAAGTACACGCAAGAATCCAAGTATTTAAAAGAGCCTTACAATTATTAGATGATTTACCAAAAACAACAAGCAGCAGCAATTAAGTCGCTGGGCATAGGGGAGACTATGCAAGTAGACAAACGAGAAGGCAACCGAATCAGGTCTTTACTATCGTATTACAAAACTTATAACGGCAAGGCTTACTCTTGCAAAGAATTAACCAAAAATTGTTTAACCATAACTCGCAAAAAATGAAAAAGTTAAAAAACCCAATTATTCAAGATATTAACATAGTAGAAGTAGATTTCCAAAACACCTATTACACAGAATACACAGATGGTTTTATTATTTACCACCATAGATTCAAACAAGCAGACCTACGCTTTTGGGTATTAGAAAACTACGATATCTCAAGAGGTCAAGTTAAAATAGAATTAGACCCTACTTCTATCGAACAGGCAGAGAATCCTATTTACTTTACACAGGATGTCGAGGAGTTTATTAACGAGAATTACGAAGAATTGATTTTAGCAATCTTAAAACAACCAGTGCTGGCTTGTCAATCTACTTTTGCTAATACATTGTATGATATTTGTAGACCACGATAATGAGCATTATAACAGTACACAAATTCATAGCAAATCCACCGAAGGAAAGTAAGTTGGATAAGTTAAAAAGGCTTTATAGGCAAACATTAGAAGATGGTAACTACTGCAAAACAGTCCAGGCTATGTATCTTATAAATAAAGTCAAAGAAGCTGAAATACAAAGAGTTACAAACGATTACGAACTTCATTTATCGAAGCAAATAATTAAAAATAATTACTTAAATTTAATTAAATAATTAGTATCTTTAAAAACCAAAACAAGAAAACTATGTCACTATTAAAAATTCAATCGGAGCTAAAAGCACCTAAAAATCAATTTAATTCCTTCGGGAAATACAAGTATCGTTCTACGGAAGATATATTGGAAGCCGTTAAACCTTTATTACTTAAGTACGGATGTACTATGATAATATCGGATGCTATTAAAGAAATAGGCGGATTAATATTCTGCGAAAGTTCTGTTGTATTAACGGACAAAGATGGTCAAACTTTTATATCTTATGCTTCTGCTGGTATAGACCCTAATCGTAAAGGAATGGATATAGCACAGTCGTTCGGTAGTTCAAGTTCATATGCACGAAAGTATGTACTTTCAGCAATTTTTCTTTTGGATGATACAAAAGATGCAGACGCTACCAATATGCACGATGCAGTCAAGATGGTAGAAGAGAAATTAGCAAAGCCAATATTAAAAGTAGGTACTGAATTATTTGACAAATGCAGAGCTGGTTATCTAAAAGATGCAAAGAATTTAACTGCAATTCAAGAGAGATATTCAATGAATGCAGAGACTTTAAGACTTTTAACTGTTAAGCCAAATGAAATACTTTAAAGCAAGACCTTCATCATTGGGGAAACTAATGAGCAAGTCAAAGAAGCCAGGCGAATTGTCGCAAACTTGCATAACTTATCTTAAAGAATGCTATGCTGGAGACAAAGAAGAACTATCATCAAAATATTTAACCAAAGGTATTTTATTAGAAAACGAAGCTATTGACTTTGCATCTAAAGTTTTATACGGTGGTATTAAAGCCTATAAGAATGAAGATATTTACGCTAATGAATGGTTAGTTGGAACTCCGGATGTAATCCTTGAAAATTCTATAATTGACACTAAATGTGCCTGGAATAGAAAGACATTATTAGATTCAGCTTTAGAGTTAAACACGGATTACGAATGGCAGTTGCGAGGTTATATGATGTTATGTAATAAAGAGTTTGCTACGCTATTCTATTATTTAGGCGATACACCTGCTGCTGCTAATTACGGAACAAAAGTAAGCTATTCACATTTAGAAGACTTTGAACGCTGGGTATCTTACGAGTTTAAACGAGATATTTCTATTGAGCAAGAGATTATCGAAAGAGTTGAACTTTGTAGGACCTGGCTTCAAAAATACGATGCCGAGATACAGGCAAGAATTGGAACAAGAATTATAACCCTTTAAAAAAAATAAAATGGCAACAATTATCAACGCATCTATTGATGTAACAAAGATTGACAGAACAAAGTTAATCAAAGACAAGTATTTAAATTTATCTATCATTGTTGATGACAAAAACGATAAGTTTGGGAACAATGTTTCAATCACTTTAAACCAGTCTAAAGAAGAAAGAGATGCTAAAGCACCTAAAACTTATATGGGTAATGGTAAGGTAGTTTGGGGAGTAGGTAAGTTAGATGTGGCTACAAATGTAATTACATCTGAAGATAGTTTACCGTTTTAATTAAAGAAATTACTGCTGCTACAAGCGTTCTTTTTGCGGTAAAGATAAGAGGTGTCTGCGAACTATTTTAGGGGAAAGTTTAACAATTTTAGCAGAAGATTAACACCCAAGTACTAATGAGTAGCGTTAGTATTTTAAAATTATAAGAAATGGATTACATAGAGGATTATCAAACGAATAACATAACCATTCAAGACTTAAGTAAAAAGTATAATATCTCCGAGAAGCATATTAGAAAGGTATTTAAGGCAAGAGGTGTTAAGACAAAGCATAACCATATCAAAAAAGTAACGGTTAGAGCAGAT